AGTCTCTGTAGGGAGAAAGAGTGCGCCGTACGGGGCCACGATCACGGCAGTCAACTCTGCAATTGTCGTTGTAGACAAGAAGGGCGGGAAGAGCGCGGTCACAGTTACCGCTGTCAGCACTTCGCTAACCAGTGCGGGAAAGAAGGGTGGTAAATTTGCCGTAGTCATTACGGCGGTCAGCACTTCCCTCGTCGCGGTAGAAAAGAAGGGTGGAAAGAGCGCAGCTACTCTTAGTGCAGTAGCAGCGATCACGCCGGTAGTGAGGCACGCAGGGAATGTAGCGGTGCCGCTGACGGCAGCTACTTCGATTACCCCTGTGGGCAAGAAGGGTGGCGCGGTTGCCGTCCCTATTTCGTCCACCACATCATTGACCCCTGCGGTAAGAAAGAATGGTCTTTCCGGGGCCATTGCTATCACCAGCACTGCCGCCTTTACCGTAGTCCAACGTCACAGTGGCAGGGTCAGTGCCACAGTATCTGCGACCAGTACTGCCACGGCAGTAAGTAAGAAGGGCGGCGTTGCTTCTGTTTCTATCCCGTCTGCTACCTCGATCACGCCTGTTGGCAGGCACGCAGGGAATGTCTCGGTAACGGTATCCAGCGTAACCTCTGTAACTTCAGCGGTAAGAAAGAACGTTCTGTCTGGGGCAGTAACACTTAGCACTACCTCGGCAATCAGTCCCGTTGTTGGCAAGAAGGGCGGAGCTTCAGCAGTCACGGTCACTGCGACAACAACGATTACGCCGGTTCAAAAGCACGCAGGGGTTGTCGCTGTTGTAGTGCCTGCGGTTAGCACAGGGATTGTAGCTGTTGTTCGCAAAGGAGCCGCAAGGACTCCAACGTTAACGGCAGCAACTAGCATCGCTCCGATAGTTACCACTGCGCGCGGGGTACTTGCGACAGTTTCCAGCACGAGTGGGCTGCTGGCTACTGGGGTAAAAGAACAGGTTGTTAATAAGTACGGCACCGCAGAGGTTACTGCCGCCAGCGGTCTCTCGGCTTCAGTTAAAAAAGGTGGTGTTGTAGCAGTCACTGTCACGGCAGTCAGCACTTCACTGGTATCTGTAGTTAAGAAGGGTGGTAAAGGAACGGCCACGCTCAGTGCGGCTACGGGGCTGGCAGTCACCAAGTCTGCCGTTGAATTCCACACAGGCACTGCGACTGTCACGGCTACCACCGCAATCACTCCTGTGGTGCGTAAGGGCGGTAAGACCAGCGTTACGTTGTCTACGGTTTCTGGATTGACAGCAGCTGTTCGGAAAAATGCCTTACTAGGAGTTGAGCTTAGTAACGTATCTTCGTCTATTACTGCCAGTAAAAAGAAGAACGCACGGGGCGTGCTCACAGTGTCGTGCTCCAGCGGTGTGGTTGTGGTTGGACGCCACGCCGCGCAGGTTCCAGTCACGCTGTCCTCGGTCACCGATACGGTTCTCGGGATACAGAAGGGCGCACAAGGGGAGGCCAGCCTCAGCGCCACGGTAGGGGCGGCAGCGACGGGATCTAAAGAAGTCATTGTCGATAAGTACGGCCCAGCCTCCGTTGCCTGTGCTTCCGCTTTGACGACGGTTGGCACCAAGGCAGCCGCATCTACTATTTCGTTGGGAGTTAGTACTGGATTAGTAGTTGGGGTCAGCAAGCGCGGTCAGGCGGCAGTTACCCTAGCGGCAGCTACCAGTCTTACCCCACAGGTTAGAAAGGGCGCTCGGACGACAGTTTCTGTCAGCGTCCCCAGTTCTGTCACTGCACTAGGCGTGGCTACTGAGGGGCATGTAGGCACAGCAACACTATCTGCTGCCAGCGTCCTTACAGCACAGGGCAGGCATGACGGACGGGCTAGTGGTACCTGTACGGGTGCAACCAGCTGCACCGTCTCTGGGGCACATGCTGGTGCTCGGGTAGTCACATTAGCGACCACGGAAGAGGTAGCCCTTACGGGCCGGGGTGGGCGGGCCGTCTCGATCACCCTTTCCAATCCAGTAACAGTAGCTGCTGTGCCCCAGAAGGGTGGCCGGGGGGCCATTACCTTCTCTTCCTCCGCCTCACTGGCCGCAACGGGAACGGCAACAGAGGGGCATTTCGGGACGGCAACGACTTCCGCCGCCTCCGCGATCTCTGCGACGGCCAGCAAAGCCGCTTCTGTCGCTGTCAGCCTGACGGGCAGCGTCGCCCCCACTCTCACGGCGAGGAAGGGGGCAAGTAGTCCTGCCACCCTCACGGCAACCACTTCGCTGGGAGTGGTCGGGACAGCAGCAGAAGGGCACATTACGGCAGTAACCCTGTCTGGCGTCACGGCTCTTGTGGCGACGCAACAGAAGGGCGCGCTGTGCGTAACGGCGGTCTCTGCCACAGCAGCCCTGTCTGTCACAGGGGCTGCTTCGGTGCAGTACAGCGGGGCCGCTCTCCTGTCTGCCACTCCCGCCTTTACGGTGCAGGCGCAGGGCGCACGGCAGGCGACGATCTCCGAGTCGGCAGCCGTCAATGTGGTGGCGTTTGGTCGGGCAGCCAGACTTTCGTCTGCGGCTACCCTGAGCCTCACTGTCACGCCCACGGTAGGACATCTGACGGGGCGACAGGTATCGGTCAACCTCCCGGTAGCGGCTCTCGTGGAGGTGCTGGGGGGTAACCACACCGGCCAAGTCAGCATCACGCTGTCCGTGGGCAGCACTATCAATGTCCTTGCCAATGGAGCCGCTGCTGCTGACGTAGCCCTGTCGAGTACCCCCGCGATCAGCGCGGCAGGGGCGCGAGGGGCTAAATACGCTCTTTCGGTACTCAATACCACCAGTCTGGCAGCGGATGGGGTCACGGGGAGGCAGGCCGCCCCTGCGGTTACAGCCATCAGTGCCGTTACGGTACAGGCCCTGCGGGCGAGTAGTTCCCCTGCCATCACCATTCCAGCCACCATTACGGTAGCAGTGGTTGGATCACGGTCTAGGATTGGCACGGTCACAATTCAGAGTACTGCGACCCTCGTAACAGTCGGGGCTTTCGGGCACCCGGATCACATTGAAGAAGTGGTGTCCTGCAACGCAACGTGGGAAATCACGTTACAAGTCGAAGCCCTCTTTGAAGGATCTATAGTGGCCGCAGCAGTCCTGACGAAGAACGTCTCTGCCGTTGCGGTCATGAGTGAGGAGATTGCAGTGACCGCCATCACGGAGAAGTCCTTCCCAGTCACAGTTATCGTGGACAACGCAGCATGAGCACAGCCCCGGAACTGAACTTTTCAATGCATCAAGGCGATACGAAGCGCCTGTCCGTTGCGGTCAAAGATCCGGCGGGCGTGGCCATCTCGCTGGTAGCTGCTCAAAGTATCAAGTGGTGGGTCGCTCGCAAGGTGACCAGTACCACGAGGCTGCTGGAAAAGTCCGACGAAACGGACGAAGGAATCACGGTGACCAATGCCGCCGGGGGCTTACTCACTATTGAGATCGACCCGGACGATACGAAGACTGTTTCAGGCGATTACTACCACGAGTTGGAGGTCATAGACTCCGCAGGAGACATAGGCACGGTCCTGAGAGGAACTATGACTATCGTTCGTGCTCTGGTAACCAACCCCGTAACCCCTTGATTGGAGATGAACCATGGGTCTTTCAGCACTTGCCAAGAACAACATGCTCAACTGCGGCCTCGCCAATGTGTCGCCCAGCATCAGCATCACGTATGCCGGTCTGTTTACGGGTGATCCGGACCCGGACCTCGGCACGCAGCATGAAGTCTCACTTGGTACGCCGACCTACGCTCGCAAGAGCGTTACGTGGAACACTGCCACGACCAGCCAGATGACATCATCGAACGCCCCCGTATTTGACGTTGCGGCGGGCACCACAGTCACGCATGTCGGGTTTTTCTCGGCAGTCACTGCTGGCACGTACTTCGGTATGGCTGACGTGACGGACGAGGTTTTCGGTGCACAGGGAACATACACTTTGACTTCCATCACGGTTTCCCTGACTTAAAGGGGTATTTTGTGTTGGGGATTCAAGTACACTCCACGGACCAAAACCGTGGAGATGTACATGACGTTCACCAAAGGCCACAAAACTCTCGTTACGCATGGGCTGCGCAGGACACCGGAGTACAAGTCATGGGCCTCTGCTAAACAGAGATGTACTAACCCCAACGACATAGGCTGGAAGTTGTATGGCGGACGCGGGATCAAAATGTGCGACAGGTGGTTTAACGACTTCGCCGCGTTCTATGCAGATATGGGGCCGAAGCCATCCCCCGAGTACTCTCTTGATCGGATCAATACCAATCAGGATTACGCTCCGTACAACTGTCGCTGGGCGTCACCGAGGACACAGACTAGGAACTCCCGCAGAACCAAAGTCACTGAAGTGCTGGCGGAGCAGATCAAGGCTTCCCCTCTCTCGCATCGAGAGTTGTCTCAGAAACTCGGCCTCTCCTACCACACCATCTGGGACATTCGACATGGCCGAAGTTGGAAGGAGTAGCCCGTGACCATTAGCGTTGAAGACGGCACGGGTAAGACCGATGCCGTGAGCTACCTGTCGGCTGCGGATGCGCTGGCCTACCACGTCGCGCATGGCAACGATGCGTGGTCTGACGAAGACACGGCAACGCAAGAAGCTGCGCTGGTGCGAGCCACGACGGCTCTCGATTCGTGGTTACGAGGCAGCTGGAGCGGGAAGAAAAAGACGCAGGCACAGAGCTTGGCGTGGCCTCGCACGGGAGTCACGGATGAGGATGGGTACACGGTAATTGATACCGCTGTCCCTCTCGTGATCGAGCAGGCGTGTGCGGAAGTTGCCTTGATTGAACTGACGGAACGGTTCATTCAGCAGAGCGTGGATAACAGCAACGCTGTGGCGTCTGAGACGGTAGGACCCATCTCGGTGAGCTACCGGGCGGACGCTCCCACCAACAAGCGATATCCCCACATCGAAGCCATGCTGCGTGGAGTGGCGGCGGTGGGTGCGCCGCAGGTGAGCATGAATGTGTACCTCACCGACGCAGAAAAGGACGCACTGGACGATGACGGGGAATTCGACCCGTTCGACTACGAAGAGTACTTCGCGGAGATCAAGGGTTATTGAACCGTGCAGCCAGCTGCACCAACAGGACGTGACGTGTGGGGTTCTACGAGCAAAAACGTGACGTAACAGTCAAGAATTCCCTTGCGAAGTACGGCGTCGCAATGACCCTGATCGTGCCTCCAGCAGGCACGTTTGATGATGAAACGGGCAGCTTCACCCCCGGTACCGACCAGACTTACGCAGTACAGGGGCTGGTGGGGACCTACAGAAAAACCCGTAAGGCGGACACCGCCGTACAGGCGAAGTCCCGCTACATCTACCTGTCGCCTTCAGGCATGGCCGTCGAGCCTGCCGTAGGCAACAAATTGCTCATATCCGGCGTCGAGTACGAGATCCTGAGCGTGGAAAGCATTTCCCCGGCGGGCATTACCGTCCTCTACCAGCTGGAGGCGCAAATCCCGTGATTCCCAACCAAGTCAGCTTGAAGAAGTTCAAGGACTCGCTGAACAAGTTCGCGAGCAAGTCCGCTGAGGAGGTTGGCAAGGACATGCACTTGGCCGTAGGCCAGTACGTGTACGAAAAGATCATTCTGCGCACCCCCGTACTCACGGGGCACGCTCGCCACAACTGGTACGCAACGGTCAACACGCAGTGGGATATCGAGCGCGAGGGAGTGTTTGGCGGCAGTGTCACAGGGGAGCCCATCACGGGCAACGAGCGGGCCATGTGGGCAGATACCCGCAACCAGATCCGCCGGATGCCGCTGGGCCAGACTATCTGGATCTGCAACAACGTTCCGTACATTCTGCGACTGGAAAGTGGCACGTGGTCAGCCAAGGCTCCGCAAGGCATGGTAGAGATCACTTTGAGAGAAGTGCTGGAGGGCGTGTTCACGCAGCAGACGAAGATGATGTCTAGCGAGGACGCGCCATGACAGTCTGCGCGAAATGCCAAGGGCAAAAGCCCGCAGAGGCGTTTACGGCATGGTTGGGTGCAAAGTCATGTTTGGAGGGCGTATACAAACAACAGCCAAAGGTGATGAACGATGACGGCGGCACTTGAGCGAGAGGCGGTTGGCCACCTGCTGAGCAACTGGACGACGACTCAGATAGCGTGGCCCAACAAAGACTTCACGCCACCGTCAAAGGCGAGTTGGCTGCGGGTGGCTATCCAATCGGGAGATGCCGCCCAGATCGAGTTTGGATCACCCGGAGCCGCGACGCAGAGGCATCCGGGGATTGTGCTGATTCAGGTGTTTACGCCTGCGAACTGGGGCGACAAGACGGCTCTGGACATCGGGGATCAGGTGGCGGCCTTGTTCAGACGGCAGCGATCTGATTTCACGGATCTTGAGGGTAAGCATGGGTCGATAGTGTTTCGCTCCCCTGCTGTGAGGTCAATTGGAGTGGATGGTGCCTACTTTCAGGTGAACGTGAGCATCCCCTTCGTGAGAGATTATCTTTACTGAATCGAGGAGCATTGAGCCATGCCTACCGCCAATTACAGCGCCGCAATCGACACCAGTGACTTTGAAGTGTCCTACGCCAAGGAACTCACTTGGGGAGTCGCCTCCACTTCTGTGGCTTACAAGGCTTTGCGTCTGACGGGCGAGAGCCTGTCCGAGAACAAGCAGCGCAGCCGTCCGCAGGAAATCAATCCATCCGGCGTCGTGTCGCACGCCATCACCACGCAGGTGGGCGTGGAGGGGTCGCTGAACTTCGCACTCTCAGCCGACACCTTTGATGATTTCATCGCGGGCGCGCTCAACAGTGTGTTCGCTGGTACTCCCGGTTCCGTGTCGAACGGCGTGGTGATCAACACGCTCACGATCCAGAAGCGCCTTGGCCCTGCCGCAGGCAATCTGTGGCTGCAATACACCGGGTGCTACGTCACGCAGTTCCAGATCAATGCTTCGGTGGGAGCTTTCGTGGAGGGGTCTTTCACGGTGATGGCAAAGTCCGAAGTCAACGGGGTCACACAGCTGGGCACCAGCGTCACTGCCGCGCCCACCGGTCGCGTCATGGACACCGTGGCGGGCGTTGCCACCATCAAACTGAACGACGTGGCGTTCACTACGCCGCTCCAGTCGATCCAGTTGACAGTCCAGAAGCAGGGCGCGCGGGCTCAGTACGCCATCGGCTCTTCGGCTGCGCAGGGTATGGGTCGCGGCACCATTGACCTGAGTGGTACGGTGTCGATGTACTTCAAAGATTTCACCATGTACGACAAGTACAAGAGCGAGACGGACGTGAAACTGGAGTTCTCACTGGTCGATAACACGGGCGACGGCTACAAGTTCACGATCCCGGCGGCGAGCCTGATGAACCCAACCATCGTGGCCGGTGGCCCGGACACCGACGTGATGGCGGAGTTCCAGCTGGAAGGCAATCCGGTTGCGGGTGTCATCCTCACCATCGACGTTCTGGAAGTCTAAGTTTCGGCTGCACGGGGCTTGCATAACGCAAGCCCCTTCGGCCTTTCACGAAGAGAGGTTAGGCTACGATGGCAAATGCATATAAAATGTTCGACGTTGACAAGAAAGTCGAACAGGACGGAATTCTCCTCAACTACGGGGATTTCCGCTTTCGTATCGCCCGTGCGGGCGGCTCCAACCAGCGGTTCCGCAAACTCCTTCAGGCCAAGCTGAAGCCATACCGGCACCAGCTGGACAACGACACCATGGATGAGCAGGTGTCTGAACTCCTTTTTCGCGAGTGCTACGCGGAAGCGGTGGTGCTTGGCTGGGAGTCCAAGGTGGTTGCCGCAGACGGCACCGAGACGTGGGTGCCGACACTGGAAACTCCGGCTGGCAAGCTCCCGTATTCCGTTGCCAACTGTGTACAGGTTCTTACGGACCTTCCGGAGTTGTTCCGCGATCTCCAGAGCATGTCCAGCAAGGCCGCCAATTTCCGGCGCTTTGAGGAGGAAGAGGACGCAAAAAACTTGTAGCGGTCTTGGAGTGGGAATTTCAGTGGGGTGAGAAGCTCGACTTCCTAAAGACGCTCGCAGAGCAGGGGGAAGAGCCACCCGCACTGAAGGACAGGCCAAGACTGAAGCCATGGCTGGCTGAGTACATGGGAGCCTTCAAGCTCCTGAGTTCCAGCCGGTCAGTGGGGATGGGCGGGGTCGGTGCCATCCCTATCTCAGAGATGATGGCTTATTTCGCACTAAGCGAAATCTTCGACCCCGATGAGAGAGAAACCTACATCACGATGATGCAGTCTCTTGACTCGGCATACCTGAAACGAATGAACACGAAGTCTGACGAGCAGAGGCCGGAAGGGCCTGCAAAGCGACCCAGACGTAGAAGGTAGCCGATCATGTCAGAAGAATACCGTCTATCAGTGGGTATTGACGCCAACGGGGCTGCCGAGGGTGCCGCCACGTTCAAGAGTGCGACGCTGGAGATCCAGCGTTCTGCCGAAGACGCGATTGATTCCGTGTCCAAGCTGGAGGAGGGCTTACGTAAAGTCACTACGGCGACGGATGGCACAAAGGTTACGGAGATCACCCGCGACTTAACGTCGTTCAGCAAGGCAGCGGATGAGGGTGCGGAAAAAGCGGATGACCTTGGGGCGTCCGTCTCTAGAGTAGGCAGCAGTTACGGGGATGCTGGAGAGCGGGTTCAGTCTGCATCTGAGCAGATCAAAGAATCCACGACCACCATCACGGACCAGCTTCGCTCCCTGAACGATTTCGACGCATCTATTCGCGATATCGCGGAGGCATTGGCCTCGGTTGGCAACATCTCCGGGGCACAGGGCCTGACGGAGATGGTGGACCAGTTCCGCATGATGTACACCTCCATTCTGGAAATGCGTCCGGAGTTGGAAGCAACCTCTCAGGCCCTCTCTGAGATGACGAACGGAAGTACTTCACTCACGGAGTTGACAGACTCTTTCATCGACTTCAACAAAGAGGCCCTTGAAGCGCGAGCGGAATTGGAATCGGGGGCTATTTCCGTCGAGGACTACACCTCGAAACTGGATGAACTGGAGAAGCGAGCCACAGCGGCAGCTACAGAGATATTCGATTATCGCACGCAGCTGGTAGAGGCGATGAAAGCCGGGTCGGAGCACACCGACGAAATCACCAAGCTGATCCCCATTCTTGACCAGTTGGTCGTCGGGTACGGTAATGCAAAAGGGGCTATTGACGACTACCAAGAGTCGCTGAAACGCGCAGACGAACAGTCAGCCCAAGTACGTAAGAATGCCGCTGGAGGCGGGGGTGGCGGTGCTGGATTCGGAGACGTAGCTGGGCAGATAGGAGGCACGCTGGCTAGCGTGGCCGGTGTAGCCTTCGGCGCTACGGGCCTGCGGGCTGCTATCCGGGACGCGGCAGATTACGAGGCGCAGCTGGTGCGCCTCCAGAACGCCATGAATCTGACCAACGAGCAGACGAACAGCCTGTCCGACAGCATGAAGGACATGGCAAGCACCTTTGGTAACACCTACGCAGAGGAAGCGGCAGCGTCCATGCAGGTGGCCTCGCGCGGGTTTCTTGAGGCCAGCGATAACCTGAAGGTGCTGGCTGCGGTCAACCAGATGGCGGAGGCGTCGTTTATCGAAGTCAGTCAGGCAGCGCGCATCCTTCCACAGGTGATGTCTGCCTACAGCAAGAGCGCAAACGACGCGATAGATGTAGCGGAAACGCTTACGGTAGCAACCGGCGGTAATGCGGAGCAGTTGAACGTATTGTCCATGATGGCAGCACGTGCTGGCCCGCGTCTGCAACAAGCCGGTGTCTCTCTGGAAGATTTCACGGCGATATCCATCGCAGCAGCGCAGAGCATGGGCGGCGGTTCGCGCGGCCTGATGATGGCGATGTCCGGCGTGATGAGCTTGGCAGAAAAACTGACGAACATCACACCAGAGATGGTGGCCAAGTTTGACCAGTACAAGGTGAAGATATCCGCCTCTCGGGTTGCCTCCGAGGGGTTTGGCGCGGTCCTGAAGGACATGATCGAGAAGACCAAAGGCAGCAAGACGGCGCTGACAGACATGCTGGGATCGTCACAGCTAGCCACGGCAGCACTAAACGTGATGAAGGATTCCGGGGCCGCCTATGACAAGGTGCTGGAGAAGCTGACGGATAAGGAAAAGCTCTTCGCTGACATGCAGGCGAGGGTGAACGACACGTTCACCAAACAGCTGGAAATCCTGAACAAGGGTCTCGTCAATCGCATGACGGAGTTGGGGACGAGCATAAAGGACAAGCTCGTGCCTGCATTGAAGTGGGTGAACGAGCATCTGGATGGGTTCTTCGCTCTGTTGCGCGATACCACCATCATCGTTGCCACCATCAGTGCGTTCATGCTGATGTCGAAGATCATAACCACCATGTCCATGGCTTTCTCTGCTGCGCAGGCGGGGTTTGTTCTGATGACTCAAGCCATGGCGAGAGAAGCGGTTGTCACGGGGGCCGTGATCAAGGGGTCGTTAGGTGCAATAGGGGCGATGGTCATTGCTGGTCTAGTCGGGTACGAACTCGGTTCTGCGTTGCGGACGTGGTTGTTAAAGTCGGTACCCGCCTTTGATGAGTATTCGTCGCTGGTCGGCGCAATCATCATCGAGATGTTCCTAGAGATGGCTAAGTCTGCTGTGATCTACACCACCGCGCTCACGCATATCTTGACGGGGGCGGTAGGGTTGCTTCGTGAGTTTGCTGGCAAGGTGGTTCAGAGCATTGGTGAGTCCATGAAAGGGTCGAAACTCTTTTCATGGATGGCCGATGACGTTATTAGATTCGGCAAGGAGCTTGAAGAAAGTGGCATCAAGACCATGGAGAAGTTCTCCCAGACTTTAGGAGACGCGGCTCAACCGTGGCAAACCGCTATTGAGAGTAATCAGGCGTACCAGAAGGAGCTTGCGGCTGCCATCGTGTACCAGAATAGCGCCGCCGGGGCGGCGGAACGGGCAGCTATCGCCGCGAAAAAGCACGCAGCAGCCACGGGCGAAGAGGCAGCTGGTATCGCGGGTGTGAACGATGTGTCCGAGAACTACATCCAGAAGATGCGCGAGATTGCGGATGCCAGCCCTGTCAGGGGTATCCAGAAACAGATGCAGGCGCTCGACGCTCTGATCAAGGCAGCAGAGACCGCGACTAACCTGCCCGCTGGCCTGAAAAAAGAGTTTCTGGACGCGGCAAATCTCAAGATGGCTGAGCTTGGCAGGCAGATGGAGAGCACGGCGGTGGCCGCCGAGAGTCTGGCAACACAGCGTGGTCCTATGGAGGCGTTTCTGCTCATGCTGGCCTCGACAGGAGATCCCGCAGCGGCTGCGCTTGGAGCACTGGAAGACGAACTGCTGAAACTTAACGTGGCCCTGAAGAAAGGGTCAATAACGGATAAGCAGTACGTTGAAGCCATCAAGGCTGCGGAAGTTGCGCAGCTGAGTGCCGTATTGGCAGGCAGTAAATACGAGCAGCAGGTGCGCGCCCTGAAGGCTGCTATTGATCCCGCCGCTGCTGCGCAGGAAGAATTCAACATAAAGATGGCCAACGCTGTGATCCTGCTGGGCACGCAACCAGAGGCGTTGGCTCGGTACCAGCAGGTGATGCTGGCGAACCATCAGCGTAATTTGCAGATGATCGCGTTGGAGCAGGACGGGCTCGTGCAGCTAGCTGCAAAGTACGATCCGGTGATCGCCAAGGAGATGGAGCGCACCCGCTCACTCATCGACATGAAGGCGACCATCGACAGCTTAGAAGTCTCAGAGGCGCAGCGTATTGCACTGACCAAGGAGTTCACCGACCTCATCAATAAGCAGTACGACGAAGAGGCTCGACGTGCCAAAGGCAGCCTGAATCTGGCAGATGCGTGGAAAGAAGCGTGGCGTTCCGCCATTGAGCGCATCGACGGCATGTTCGTGGATTTGTGGAAGTCTGCGTTCAAGGGCGGCAACGCCTTCGTGGAGCAGCTGAAGGATGTTGCCAAGAGTGTGATGGCTGAGATAGCTCACGCCACCATAACCAGACCGTTGGTCATGAAGGCCGCCGAGTTTCTTACTGGAGAAAACCGGTCGGGAAGCACCGTGAGTGGCGGCATCATGAGCACGGTCATGGATTCCTTCGCCAAAGTACTGGGGATGCCTACCAGTTCTGACAGGAAGAATCCCTTCAGTACCCGCTCATCTGCTGAGGAAACCATCGCAGGCGGAATGCGGTTAGCCATGTCTGGTGGCGGCGGAGGAGGAGGGGGTGGGGGAGGAGGTCTATTTGGTGACGCCTTTAAGGGGGTCATGGATAGACTCACGGATGGATTATTCGGTGCTTCAGAGGATATGGGCTTGTCCCTCAGACAGGGGGCCGCTGCGATACAGGATGCTGCGGACTCCTTCGCAGATGGGTCTTTCTTTGCCGATGCTTACCTAAACCAGAACGGCGGGCGAGGAGGTGGACTACTCAGTCCCGCCACTCTCGATCTGGTTACCGGAGCACAGGACGCAGCAGCGGGTGGCACAACTGGCGGTGGTGCCAGCGGAGGTGGGATCAACATCGGGCAGATAACCACGGGTTTGAAGTCCATCAGTAAATTCAGCACAGCTTTTGCTGTCTTCAGTGAGAACTTCGGCAGTAGCCTCACTGCGTGGATGAGTGGGGCCGGGAGCTATTCTGCTAGCGGGTTGTGGAGTGCTGGAACTTCTGGAAATCCCGGACTGATGGGATCAGCAGCGGGGCAAGTCGTAGGCAGTGCCGGGTATGGCATGGTGGGTGGGTATGTCGCAGATCAGGCACTAGGGAGTCGTGGGCAGCCCACTCGCAATATGATCATGAGTGCTGTCGGGGGGGTCGTAGGGGCCATCATCGGGGCTTACTTTGGTATGCCCCAAGTGGGCGCAGTTATCGGTGGAGCCATTGGTTCATTGGTTGACAACATGATCGGTGGTGGAGAGGACATTAAGAGGTTCGGGTACAAAGTCAGCATGGCGGGGGACCAGATGGTCCTTGAGTCGTTCAAGAAGGTCCGGAAGTATGGGGCCATGTTTGATACAGACCGGACGACAATAGTAAAAAATATAGCGCCGGACACCGCCCTCTACAAAGCGTTCAGTGATCGAATCATGGGCACCAGAGAGGCCCTGTTGGCAATTGCGGATGCCTTGGGAGTCTCCAAAGCAGCCGTAGAAAATTTCACTGCGGAACTGACCATCTCTTTGAAGAACGTCAAGAAGAGTAAGCAGGATGCTTATATCCAGCAGAAGCTGATGAACCTGTCCGGTGCGCAGGTCATGAACTTCATGAACAATACGCCGGGGTTGTCTGATCGTTACAAGGGCATGATGGGGTACTACCAGAAGAAATACGCACCCTACAAGCAACTGAAGAAAAATGAGTATGGGAGAGCCTACTCAGAGGAGTTCCTGAAGTCGTTTGAAACGATGTCTACGCTGGAGGCGGCCATGACTACAGCGCCCACGAAGGGTGCTGATCTGTACATGAAGGAGGCCAACAAGTCGTTAACGGAGCAATACGCGGATCTTGCGGCTGGGGCACTCAAGGCAGCAGAGAGTTTTGACGGGTCGCTGGAGTCTTTGACAACGTTGACGGAAGCGTATTTGACGCAGAAAGAAGCGGCCATGCAGTTGGTACTCGCCCTGAAG